AACAAATCTCCCACCGGTATAGCCTATGACATTGAGATGAGATATGAGCCGACATACGCACCATGATTGAAACTGTACAGACAACTAACTACTACTTACTTTGGGAACATATGCAGCGCAGTACTGAGTTATTGACAAAGTTGACCGGCATCTCCCAGCCTACGGAATCAAAGTATATAACAGTTCGTCGATCATTTGGGACGAGACTCGCACGATTATTTGATATTCATGGCTCGAAGTATCCAGATCAATTCTTACTCCAGGTCAGACGGCACAGAAGACTCGGAATTTGCATCTATATGGCGTATCCAAAGGTGTCAACCGTTAAGGAAGCGTTACGAAAAGCGGGAAGTACAAAACCAACCGTCAATGTTCTCAAGAGTGGTGGCACAGATAATCAATTTTGGGCATCGATTAGTAGCTATGATGCGACCGTAATTAGTGATTTAACGGGATCAAATGGTTTAGAGTTGTTTGTCTTAACGTTAGATGAGAAGACTAAAGCGTTAAAGCAGTTAGCAATGAGCATGAATCACGCACAACAGTACAAGCAATTAGTTGTTATGCTCCCGAAGATTGATGTTCAGTCGATGATTAACTTTAATCCGTGGTACCAAGGAGTTGATGCACCAATGGTCGTGGGTATTGGAATTGTTAAAAAGGAAATTCCGTTATGGTATCAAGTTCTGGATGCGTATGCAACCGTTACATTATTTACGAAAGAAGGTGCACTCAATCTTCGTGTTGTGAATGACCACGTGTCAACTATCAGCTGTGCAATACCATCCTGTGTTTTAGAATATAATCGAGACGCATTTTACGTTCACGATCACGTTGATCCAAACTTTCCACACGAAACCAACCAGAACAGAAGTCTGTTTTTAACAAAACAACGATTTACTTCAGGTTCCTGTTTTGAATATTGTATCGCAGACAGTCGTCATCAACGACGATTTGTTTTCGGAAACGCTTTTATTATCGATGAGCATTTGAGTAGACTTTCAAAGACACACGTTGAGGTTATTGAGGATGACATATGGCAGTGGTTTGAATTTAATTCATTTAATGTTCATTACGAACCACGGAGGCCGGAGAAACAGCTAGTAAACGCGTTGCAGTTACGGGCAGTATCTGATCGTCAGTATCAATTCAGCTTACGACTTGATGAGGTTTTACATAAGGTAACTCAACGAATGTGTCGACTAACAATTGTTGCGCCAAAGGCGTCCGGAAAGTCATATTTCAGTAATTATATGGCAACTCATTTCCCTGAAGTTAACGTAATCGACTCTGATGATTTTGGAATATGGATTGCAGGTAAGGCTGTTGGGATGCAATTTAGTGTTATTGAATCCATTGTATCAGACGTTTCAATTTTTGATCAGTTGATTGTCGGTCATTTTCTTCAGGGTTTAGACGCGAAAACATTAGATAAAAGAAGCTCCTTCGATGAAATTCTTACTATTGTTGATAAGTTGGATTGGGATTTCACTAACTTCGTACGTGATTGGATGGCTATTATGGCTAAGGGGATCGGGTCATTGGGGTTTTCAGATTACGTTCGACATCGACATCTTGAGCAACCTGCAACGTTGGGGATTGCGTTGTGTCACACTCACTCAGAAGCGCGACTACTAATCGCTGACTATACCGTTCGAATCAGACATACTTTACTTGGTCACTACGCCTTTTGGAAAAGGGTAATACATCAGAAGTTAACCCTGCGTCAGGCATTAACTCAGCGGGTTTTGACGTGGTTGTACGAGCTGGATGAGAATTCAACTGAACCAAACGTGACATGGTGTAACGTGATCCACTCATTATCGAATAGATCTCCTTGTACGTAGGACACTGACCGTATAAGTGGAGGTTCGCCAGTCCCTTCAGCAAGGATTGGACCACGAAAGCGCGAAGGCACCAGGGAGTTGGTAGGTT